GTTTCGCAAGGGGATTGGGAGCATTTTTTCCTGGCAACCTACTGGCGGGATATCGAAGCGGTAAAAGCCTTTGCCGGTGATGACTATCATGTTGCCGTGACCTATCAGGACGATGAACAGTTTGAACTACTGTCTGATCCTTATGTGTTTCAGCATGAGGTTGAGGGTGTGGTGGGGTTGTAAGGGAGAGTTCAGAAAGTACAAAGGAAAAAACCATTTATGCAAACGGGTTAGTAAAGATAATGACTTTTAGGTTATCAATAAGTTAGGTTGGTGATGAAATGTGGCGATTAGGGGGTAATACTCACCGCTGTCGCCACTTGGCATTCATTTCTTATTCATTGTTTTAAGTGAAATTTATAATAAGTATCCTATGTGCTGCAAATCGTCGTCATGTTGTTGAAAGCGTCAATTCCGTAACCTGCAGCGCGTCCGCTGGCGATACGAGAGTTGGCGCAACAGAGCAACATTTGCTTGCAGCGGAATCCTGACGTGACGGCATACGAGGCGCATCGCGTGACAGCCCGTAGTAAAAGGGGTCGCATCCAGCGGCAGAGGGTTGTCAAATTACGTATGACCAAATATCTAAAAACCGCCGCCAGAGCGGACTTCGCCAGCGTGCAGTTTGCCTGGGTTCACCATTACGGCCTGCACGGACACATCAGCCGAAAAGACCTGGAAGTTAGGTATGCAGAGCGTCGCCTGCTGAGCGTGAATGATGGGATGGAAACAGACATCCCATCATTCTGTTAAGTTGGATGAGTAAATAATACGTGTTGCATTAGGCATAAGCAGGAAATCGGGGTGAAATAGTGAATGTTTTAGCTTAAGTCCAGTTCACTGATAAGGCTACGTCAGGTAATAATATGCTTTTTTATGCTCTTGAGTAATGAATTTTTTTAGTCTTATGGTGTAGATTATAGTTAATATTAAACTTATTATAAACCATAGGCAGCCTAATGTAATTGCTGCTAACAAAAGTGTCAGGAAGGATTTGTTGTGAGTTGTTTCTTTAATGGATTTAGTTATTTTTTCATGATAATTCGGGTCGGTGAAAGACTCACAAATAAACGCACTAAGCTGAGGGGTGATTTTTCCCTCATTAATTAGCTTTTCCGCAGTTCCAGATTGACACGTTTCCTCTGTGATATACCATGATGGCTTGAATGCATGTTCTGATGCTTTGTTAGTTGTTATAAGGAACCACTCATCAGTTTCCTTGAGAATTAACGATGTCCATCCATTCCGTATTTGTAGCAATTTAGTACCGTAATATGAACCTATTACCAATGTTCCGGAAAGAAATACAATAAGGAAAGAGAATAAAACAACATCAAGATAAGTCAGCTTGGGTGTTTTTTTTGTGGATATTTTTACCATGAAAAGGCGAATTCGCCATGTGCTTATTTGTGCTTGTTTATAAGTCTCATTAATTTCATCTAATGGCTTGTTGAAGTAGTTTAACATGATTTTTATTATGGGTATGGCTGCTATTAATGTTCCTATTGTTTCTTTGCTAAATAAATTAACCAGACTTTGGGTTAACATTTGAATTCCTTGTCTTAATAAATGAAGAATCCAAATTGTGCCATTTTTTACACAATTGGAAAAGCTCGTCATTTAAGGAAGTGAGGGCAATCATATCGCTATGAACGCACAACTTACAGAAATCATGCCCCCTATCACCAATCTGATCCGTACCGGCATCCTGGTTGGCGGGTAACGCGCTGAAAGCGGTAGCCGGGATGCCGCTGGCATATTCCACGCCGAAATGTTCGGTATTCGCCATGCTATCGGAGCAGTGATGAATCCACTGATGGCGCTGCGCGGTGGAATCTCTGCCGCCATTTTGTTGCACTTGCATCGTAGCAGAGTTCTAACTAATTGATTGTAAATGGGGTATTTTTCAAAAAAGAAAAAACCCGGTAATGTCACCGGGTCTTTAAAATCAATAAATTACATATTTTTCATGATGTTGCTTATGTGGCAAAGGGTGACTAATCAGGACTATTGCCTTCCTTTGTCGCCACTTTGTCGCCAGTTTTCATCGTGGCTAATGGGTTGAAGTGGAGGGCGGTTTCAAGATGTTCAGGGGCGAAGTGAGCATAGCGCATAGTCATCTGAATATCGGAGTGGCCGAGGATTCTCTGTAAAACAAGTATATTGCCACCGGACATCATAAAATGCGCAGCGAAGGTATGGCGAAGAACATGTGTTAACTGACCACGCGGTAAAACGATATCTGTTGAGTCGATAGCAGCCATAAAACGGAAGTAGCACTCACTGAAAAATCGGTTACCAGGCTGCGCAATGATTTCTTCATAAAGCTCTTTGCTGATCGGGACGCTTCTGTTTTTCTTACTTTTGGTTCTTACAAAAGTGATTTTATGTGGGGTGATTTGAGAGCGCGTTAATGTCTCAGCCTCCCGCCAACGCGAACCTGTGCTTAAACAAATTTTAACAACCAGAGGTAAATCTGGTCTTCCTTGGCTACAAGCCTCAAGCAATATGTTTATTTGTTCATGTGTGAGCCATGACATTTCTTTTTCAGTAGTGGCAAATTTTCGGAGAGTCTCCAGGGGATTAGGCTGTTTCCATTCCCCCAAACGAATTAGCTCGCTAAACATTCCGCTCAAATGACTTTGTTCCAGATTTACTGTAGTTGGGTCAGCCCCTTGACGCCAACGATCAGAAAAGTAGATTTCGCCGTTTAGGCGCTTGTCACGATAGTGGGCGAAGTCTTTAGCGGTAAAAGTTGTAGCGGGGGGGTTACCTAAAGCTTCAACCATTAGGCAGATTTTCTTATAGGTCTTTGAGCCTGCAGTGAGGGCTTGACCATGTAGGTTGTACCAAAGCTTGGCGATATCTTCCAGGGTTCGGCGATCAGTTTTCTCGCCGAGCCAGGGCTTATTCTCAGCTTCATCCATAGTATGGCGTTCAAATGCGAGAGCCTCCCCTTTGGTTGCGAACTGTTTCCGCACCCTACGGCCAGAACGACCGGTAGGGTAGCATTCACAAATCCATTGACCGGATGTAAGTTTGCGTACTGCCATTTTATCCCCCTTCATCAAGGGATATATTTTAACTGTATATAAAAACAGTGGTCAATGTATCTTTATGTCAAGTTATACATTTTAATTCTATTGAGATTTTTGCCGAATCATTTCTCTAATGTTACGGAGGTTTCTATCAGTCACTCTGGCATTATTAAGTACTCTATTTATCAACTTATTATTATTGTTTTCAGGTGACAGAGCATCAAAAGAAAAATTATGAGTGTTAACAATCGTATCATGTGTAACTTTTGGATATACATTTAGTTTCAGAAGTTCTTCGCTAATCCTAATTGGATTGCTGTAGGGGGAGACTCCAAGTGCGCTACCTATTGCTTTCAAGTGTAAAACTATTGATGAATAGTACATGAATAATACATCTTGAGGACTATCATTTAGTTCAATGGTAGTTCTGTTAGATAGTTTAGAGATGTTATCGCTATCAAGTAGATTTAATTCGTCTGTTAACTTCTCTTTTTCATTTTCTGATATTTTTATAACATCTAATTTATTTGTTGCATCAATTAATGTGGGCTTGATCTCATTTACGATAGTAAGTGTTTCGGCGAGGTCTGTTTTTGTAAATGTATTATTGTGTGCGATTTTACATCTGAGATCGTATAGGCGCAGCCATCTTTTTTTTAGAAACTCAGCCTCACAGTTAATGTGCTCTTGAAAGTGTTTTTGCCAGTTTGATTTGGGTATGAATTTTTTAATTTCTTCAATTGTATTTTCATTTGTGCCTTCGGTTCCTATGGATTTGAGTTTTGAAATTAAATCCGGCACATCAATTTCACGATATTCGTCAAATAGAAAATTGGAAAGCTGAATGAAATCAGCATCATAAAGAAGATTATGATTTGATGGTTTTGAAGTATTCGAACCAGCACTCGATTTCTTTGATGATTTAAAATCGTCTGGGATCGAGTTCACTGTCCATCCAGTGCCAATGTTAATTAACATAAATTTAGTAATCAACTTCCTTAAAATATTTTCAATTTCATGTATTACAGGATAAGCTTGAATTGAATAATAGTAACTAATATCATCCCACAGAGTTTGAGGTAATTGGTTCAACACCGTAGTGAAAATACTTTTCAACTGCCTAATTAGCTCTGAAAAGCACTCAATTTTTTCATCTGTGATATCATCTAAAATTATTTTGATATTAAAAAATTTTCCTTTTTCATTTTTTTTATCAATGGTGTCTGATTTCAGTATATATTTAAAAGTAAAGTTTTTGTATTTTAAGCTACTTTTGTTAGCTATGGTTATATCGGAATTCGATTGTAACAATGAATTAAATGAGGATTCGGTTTTGCATAAAGGATTCTCATTATCGACGAAAATGAGTAATTCAACAACTTTTTCAGAAATAGACTTTTTTTCTAAATTAATATTATTGTTGGGCTGTGACACTTTGACCTCATATTTTCTTGAAAGTGTATTTTAATAAGGCAAGTAGTTTGACATCTGAATATTCGCAATCAAACTGGGTATTGTTCTTAGAAATTCTGATTCTGCCACCAGGTAATTTTGTTAAATTTCTAATGCTTATATCTCCTTCTACTTCGAGCAACCAAATCCCATCAGTGACGCTTCTATTATTCTTTTCAGAAATGTATGTTGTCTCAGTTTCACTATCTATAACTACTAAAGGTTCTTTAAGCTCATTAGAGATAAATGCTTTGTCGAAGAAATAATATCCAGCATCAAATATTTTATTTTCCATAAGTCTGACTTTAGGGACTTTCAATACATCTATATTCGAATTCTCAAAAGGCACCCCTTTACCGCTAATGAGCCATTCTAAAGATGCTTTTGTCTCAAGGGCACACTGTATTACCCATTCCGCCGGAAAAATATCCCTCATGAATCTTGTCGCTAGAGTGCTTTTTGATACACCAAGGTGATCACACAGCATCTGACGTGTTGTAAATCCATAAGCTTCAACAAGTCGTAAAATCACCTGCTGACCACCTGTTTTAAAATCCATCAAGTTCGCTCCAGAGAACAAAAACCAATTGACAGATTCCCAAAGCGATCTTAATGTTCGCTATGAAGTTCGATTTGGGAAACTTCACTTGTAATCACTATTAATTACGGCTCGCCACAAGCCAAAGGGAGATGTTGCCCCATGAGACCTAACATTTCAATCACTCTGATCACCCCCCACGTCACAATTGAACGTTATAGCGAACTCACTGGTCTAGCTGAGGATACGATCAACGATATGTTGGCTGACGGACGTTTGCCTCGTCACCGCCTACGCAAAGACATGAAGCGCGAAAAAGTGATGATTAATATCGCAGCTCTAACAGTGGATGCGTTATCAGAATGTGACCTTTCGGTTGCTTAGTTCGATATTGCAATATCGTTGAGGTCACAGCCATGTTTGATTACCAAACTTCAATACATTCGCATTTTGACACCGCTTGCCGCCGTTTCTCTTTGGCTCATAACCTTACTGAGTTGGCTGCGGTTATCGGTATCTCTGCCCAGGTATTACGCAACAAACTGAATCCAGAACAGCCGCATCGTTTAACAGTAAACGAGCTGATCATGCTAACGGATATCACTGATGATTCGGCCGTTCTGGATGGTTTACTGGCACAGTTGAAATGCTTGCCTGCGGTGCCGGTGAATGAAGCGAAGCCCGACAATTTACCCCTGCACGCTCTGAGTGCTACGGCCGCAATCGGTGTTATCGCCGGTGAAGCCATATCCGCTGCGCCTATGACGCAACTCCGTAGAAACGCCATTTTAGACCGAGCCAATCAGGCGATTCGCGATCTGTCCTTGCTCGTTGTGTCTGTTGAGTCGCGTTTTCACACCACGCCTGTGCTGGCATCCGCAATGGACGTAATCAGTTCATGCGGCGTCATGCCAGGCCTGAACTGAGGCTATTCGATGAAAGTTTTCGCACAACTATTAAAGCAACAATCGCCAACGGCTCAACTGCAAAGCTATGGCCACGGTTGGCTTGAACTGCCAAACGGTCAGCGCTGGCAACCGGCCGCAAGCAAAGTGTCGTTTCTAAGTGGTTGCCGTCACCCGATGGTGAAGATTAAGCGCCGCCCATGGTGGTTCCGCCTGATGAGATTAAGGGGGTAAGCGTGGAACAGCAATTGCCGAAATGGATTAGTGAAGCCCGAAAGATGATTTCAGGCACTGAAAACCGGGTGAAACATTATTGGGAAAATCTTCCAGAAGATGGACGCCGCGATCTTTGTTTCCTCTCCCAGCTGAAAAGCCGCCATGTGAAATGCGCCTGGGACGATTTGACCGAGGCGGAAAAAATCGCGCTGTGGCAGGGCGTTTTGAAGGTCAGAAAAATGCAGCAACAAACCCGTTCGCTGACGCCGGAAGATTTCAAAGGCGTGGTTGTTTGTAGTGTTAGCCGTAGAGCTGACGAACAAAAAATTTCAAATCCGATGCACTGAGGGAAGTATGAAAATTATCACCGTAGACGAAATTGGTTTGATCGAATCATTCGCAGCTTTTGGCGTTAAGTTCAATTACAGCCGTTTATTCCTGAGTAAATGCCACGTGTCAAAAGGCCGCGTTGCGCTGACGCCTTTCATGTTCAATGACACGGTTCATCTTGATAACCCGCACCAATGGTTTGCGGCCAATGCTGCGTTTTGGGTTCGCGCCTATCGTGAGTCTGAAACCTTGGTCGAACAAGTGGAAACAATGGCCAGCATTCGCGCCCTTTATTTTTTGGCCGGTTCTTTGGGGCAGGGTCATGCTCATGCGCTGATCAGCACCTGGTTTGAGACGATCAAGGAATTGCACGGCATAGGGGCGCTTAACCTGTCACCGCTTGCGCCGCTTCCTAAAAAATACGAAACAACGAATTCCCCGCTTAGTTTTCATTAATTAAATCATTCGAACGCCCACGGCTTCAGCCAGGTTGCCGGGGTTTCTTGCCGCCAAAATTTGGAGTCGTCCATTGAATCTATCCCGAAATGACCGCCCGAAACGCACGTCGGTGCTGCGCGGTTTTGACCAATCCTCACCGGCTTATCAGGATTCTGATCGTCTGGCCAGCATGTTGAAGAACGCCCGCGCAGAGTCGATGGCGGATGCAGCCGTGAAATATTCCGGCCGTATGGAACGTTTGGCTGCACATATTGCGACGGAGGGGTTAAACGCAGCGGAAGCCGTGGAATTGTTACGGCAGGAATCCGAACAGTTTGGTCACACCTTATAAATGGAGCTTTTTGCTTTTAACGGCCAGCATCATGCAACCCGTGAATTTCAAAAGGCGCAGTTTTCACCTAATGCGCCTGCTGGGATTAGCCTGACCGAACGCCAGTTATGGCATATCAACAAAGACGATCACGCATGGCGTGCTGAGTATTTGGCAGAAATGCCAAATTTCTTAGCGCGTTATTTTGGCGATCGTTACAGCAAATTAATGGAGTCTGGCCAGAATGGCCGCCGCCGTGCCAATACATTTTTACGCACTACCTTGGGTAAAAATGTATTGCCACGCCTGCGCGAAGTTCGCAAACAGTACGCAATGGATTTCCAGGGTGCAGGCGGGGTGCATATCCCGTTTGCTAAGGATATGGAAAAACTCCCAGGCTTTGATCGTGACGACGTGCGCAACCTGGCGCACCGTATCGCAGATTTTATGGCCGAATGTTTCAATGATTTCATTCGCACGGCTTTCCTGGAAGATTCCAAATCACCCGAAGAATTAGAGTGGCGTGCGACAGCTGCTTATCGTCATTTGGCTGAGCTGGTGAATCAGTTCAGTATCACGCCGCCATATTGGCATTTATTCAAAGCGGGCAACAACTTCACGGCGCGTAATGCTGAGTCGGGTTTGCTGCGGATGATGGCACCGGAATGGTGGCGCGGTAAGTTGAAACGAACCCGTGATCTGCTGCGTGAACATATGGCCATTGCCGTTGGCCAGGTTCAAAAGGCGGCATCGGCGTATGTCAGCCGTTCCACGCAAGGGGAATGGGTGGAGCAAAAGAAACGTAACCGAGAGTTTTTCAAATCGTGTGATTTAGAAAATCAGGAAACTGGAGAGCGTATTTCCCTGGCTGACATGGTGGACGGCAGCAACGCCAACCCGGCAAAACGCCGCTGCGAACTGATGGTTCGTATGCGTGGGTTTGAAGATTTGGCCACTGAAATGGGGATGGCCGGAGAATTTTATACGATCACTGCGCCGTCAAAATATCACGCCGTGCATAGTAAGGGTGGATTCGTGTCTCAGTGGAACGCAGCCAGCCCGCAGCAAACACAAAAATACCTTTGCGGCGTATGGGCAAAAGCCCGCGCTGCGTTTTCCCGCGCAGGGATCCACGTCTTTGGTTTTCGCGTAGTCGAACCGCATCACGATGGGACGCCTCACTGGCATATGTTGCTGTTTATGCGTCCGTCAGACGTGGCAGAGGTACGGGATATTCTCTGTTATTACTCCCGCCTTGAAGATTCTGAAGAACTGCAATCCGCATACGCACTTAAGGCGCGTTTTCACGTTGAACCTATCGATCCGGAGAAGGGCAGCGCGACCGGCTACATTGCTAAATACATTTCTAAAAATATCGACGGTTACGCCCTGGACGGGGAAGCCGATGATGAAACGGGCGAAAATTTGAAAGACATGGCCAAGGCGGTATCTGCCTGGGCAAGCCGCTGGCGGATCCGTCAGTTTCAGCAAATCGGGGGTGCGCCGGTAACGGTCTGGCGTGAGCTGCGCCGCATGCGTGATATCACCCTGGAAAACAAATCTATGGATGCCGTGCTGGCTGCGGCGGATGTGGGGTGCTGGGCATCTTATACCCAGGCACAGGGCGGGGCGTTGGTGGCGCGTTGTGATCTGGTTGTGCGCCTGATGTATGAAATCACTGAATGCGGCAATGAATACGGGGAGGCCGTTCAGCGTATTCAGGGGGTTTACTCGCCGTTATCTGGTCAGGAATCAGAGGTATTAACGCGCCTGGTTAAGTGGGCGATTGTTCCGAAGTTGGCCGATAGCGCAGCGGAGGCTGCTTTTCCTGGCGGCATCGCCGCCCCTTGGAGTTCTGTCAATAACTGTACCCAAAGTACGATCACCGAGTTGAAAAAGGGCATCGGTATTCAGTCCCAGGATGCTGGCCAGATGGCCAAAGCGCTGGCCAGGGGCAACATCGTGCCGCTGGATCGGGAAACTGAAATGCAATTAGAGGGCAACCGGCTGGTGGTCAGGCGGCGGAAAGCATATTGCAAGGATTGTGGGGAGGTTATCACGCCTGAAAATGAGTCATTCGATTCACCTGGCGTGTGCTGGGTGTGCGCCGATGGCCATGTTTTGCAGGCCGATCAGAATGATGCCGTTAACCGGGCGTTTGAGGCGTTAGGCATTTAATGCAAGGTAAAACTCGCAAAAGCACGTTCAGTTTGCTTTTATTCTGTAACAATTTGAGATACTGTATATTTATACAGTATATAAGTTAAGGAGGTTGGGGAATGCGGGATTTATTTTTTGAGGAAATCGCTGTGCAACGGATGGCTTTATTTTCTCGGTTGGTAGCTATTGGGGACTGTGACCAGGAAGAAAAAACGTTAGCTTTGGGCTGGTTAGCTGAGTTGAATGCACAATTGCTGGAAAATCTGCGACAGACAGAAAAGAAAACCCCCCAAAATGGGGGCAGTGATTCAGGCTTGTTGCAGTAGCGAAAGCATCATTTGGCGGCCATCGGCAGTAAGTGCATTGGCGACGCTTTTAACCATCTCTTCCTGAGATATCGCGCTTGGGCTGATGGTGCTGGCAAATGACAGATGCATTTTAAACGTATGGCCGCATTCAATATTTGTGCAACTGCAATACAGGTCTGAAAGTTCCCTATGCTTGCGTACCGTTTTCTTAATCACGGCGTTTGAATTACATGCGGTACAAATCACTTTCGACACGCGCATATTGTAGGCTCCAGGGAATTGATTACCCCGTGATTTTAGCCTTTTGCGGCTCATTTTTCACCCTCTGATGTTGTGTCAAAGGCGAAGTTAAGCCGCAGATGTAACGGAATTTCCGGGTCACTGTTGACCGCATTCATGATCATGCGCTGCAACGGGATCACTTCATCCTTTCGATACGTAGCGCGTGACTTTTCCGGATCAGGTAAACCCGCTGTATTTTGCGGAATAATACCCGCCAGGCCAGCCGGGAAACGGTGGGCGTTCAGCACATCCTGCGCGCTGATGTTCTTCACGTTGTTGAATTCGTCGTTCGCGCCGATATCTCCCACAGGAATGAACTGGATCGCTTTTTCGTTCCCGCCTGGAATGTTCACAAAGATGGTGGAGAAGTTCCCGATCCCTTTGCTGCTTTCCAGGCGTTCGGTGATTTCATCCTCTACTTCATCCGTCAGATTCGCGTCATTGGTGTAGATGATCCCCCCGGTGTGCGCCCCGTTGTGATAGTAGCGGCGGCGGAAAATGGTGGCTTCACTGTTGAGTAATGCCGAGTGAATGCCGCTGATGTAATCCGGCAGGCCGTAAATCTGTTGCTGCGGGTCGTACTGTTTCAGGAAAATCACATCATCCGGGCTGTATACCAACGGTTCGCCGTCCTGCAGAACTACAAATTCCCCGGTTTTACGCACGCGCAGATACAGCGACGGCAGGGGCAGCAAATCCACCACGTCACCCCAGCCCGAACGCACTTTCAGAATGGCCAGGTCGCCGCAGGATAAATAATCAAAGACGCCGCCGCGCAGCTGCTCATGCGTTAAACCGCCGCCCAGATAATCCGATGCCACCATGTTGTGACGGGCATAAATCACGCCGCCGTGCTGACTGTTTAAGTTCGTCAGTTGAACCAGTGCCAGG